TGTTTCGACTTCCGGAGGTGGGGGTATTAAAAACCCACTTACTGATGGAAATATAGTCCCTTTACTGGGGAATATTAATACAACTAATATTAATGATACTCATAATTTTATAGCCTACTGCTGGCATTCGGTAGAAGGCTACAGTAAGTTCGGCAGCTACGAAGGGTCTACTGCTTTGCCGTTTGTGTACTGTGGCTTCCGCCCTGCCCTTGTAATTTGCAAATGCACATCCGACACCACCACGACTCATACTAGTTGGGCTATGTACGACAATGCTAGGGATTCCAGTAACGTCATGAATAAAGTTTTGTACGCTAATAAAAGTATCCAAGAAGGCTATCGTGGAAACGGGTCTACTGCCGCAACGGACATATACATAGATTTTTTAAGTAATGGTTTTAAAGTTAGATCCACTAAAGAAGAAATTAACGATGATGGCGAAACTTACATCTTTATGGCCTTCGCAGAACAACCATTTAAATTTAGCAACGCACGTTAACAGGATAAAAGGATAACTAACTATGTGGACTTACAACGGCACTACGATTCGTGTTGGACGATCTTGGACAGATTCCAATGGCATTACACATCCGTCAGTCTGGAATCGGTGGACACCAGAATTCAAAACGTCACTTGGAATGGTTTGGGTAGAACCTCCTGCGCCACCAGATCCGTATGATGAACGGTTTTATTGGTCAGCTAATAACCCTAAAAGCCTAGATGATATAAACGTAACGGACGCAGACGGCAATCCAGTATTAGACATGGGCGGCAACCAGCAGGTTCAGCAGGGGCTCAAAAGCCAGTGGATTAGCCGCACAAAACAAACCGCAGGAAGCCTACTTAAAGACACCGATTGGTATGTTGTACGGAAGGCCGAAACCAGCACCGCAGTGCCGCAAGCAGTACTAGATTATAGGGCTTCTGTACGGGCCGCATCCAATTCAATCGAATCCGCCATCAATGGCTGCACGACACTAGAAGAGTTCATCGCACTCCACACCACCCCAACGGACGAAGAGGGAAATCCAACGGGCAAAGCACCGATTCATGCGTGGCCTGATTCCCTATAACCCTTTAGCCGAGTACCTGCTATGCCCGAATCATCTTCAATCATTCAGCTGGTTAGCGACTTAGGCGCAGGGCTTGGCTCCTTGATCGCTTGTTTCTGGTATATCCAATTTATCACAAAATCTCATCGTGAGGAGCGAACAACAGCAGACATGATGCACAAAGAAGAAAGGCTCGAATGGATGAAAAAGGATACGACCAGCGATGAGGCACTCAGAGGAATCATTTCTGAGTCTAACAAAATACTGGGGGATCTGCGAAGCTGCCTAGTCGAACAAACTACACTGCTGAAGGCCGTACTGCGGGAGAAAGAATAAGATGCCAGCAAGAGTCAATAAGAAGGCTATGCCCTGCAACAAGCCCAGACCAGCGCCAGCAGGAAGCAAAAAGAAGAGGGTGGTCAAGGACTGCAGCGGTGGAAAAGAAAAGATCATTCAGTATGGAGCAAAGGGCTATGGAAACAATTACTCTGCCGCAGCTAGAAAATCTTTTAAGGCACGACACAAGTGCGCTTCAGCAACTAAAGGCACTGCAAAACACTGGGCTTGCAAAGACCTATGGGGTGGCAAGGGAGGACATACTACGTCTAATCCGAAAGGTAGAAAAGGAAAGTACTAATGAAGAAATCACTGCTGCTACTGGCCCTGTTGTCAACCTGCGGGTTGCCGCCGCCAGCGTTCTCGCATCACGGCAATCTGCCACAGCATCTCGACAAGAGTAAAGGGCCGTTGGTCAACGAAGTTGAGCAACAACTGTATGAGATCAACTACCCTACCCTATTTCTACTGCAGTGGACGTATCAATGTTCGCTGCAGATGCAGCCACAGTTTGAATACCAAGGAATGCCAAAACCGTTGGCACTTCAGTTCTCCATTCAAAACTGTTCTTGCGTCATCGATGAATTCCGCAAGCACTATCGGTACGAGCAGGTTTTGGAAATGTCTGAACCCCAAAAGCTACAAGCTGCCGAAAAGATGACTAAGGAATGCTTAATCGGTGTAAATACGGATAGGCAGATCTGATGGCCAATACTCCAACCAAGCCTGCCCTCTGGGCAAAGGCCAAGGCGGAAGCAAAAAGAAAGTACAAAGTATATCCGAGTGCCTATGCCAACGGATATGCCGCCAAGAGATACAAAGCGATGGGAGGAGGATGGCAACGAAGTTCGGGCCAGAAAAAAAGCAAGGGCTGAAGGGTTGGTTTGGGAGAAACGGCGGCAAGGGCTGGGTGGACTGCAAGACAGGGAAGGCTTGTGGCCGAAAGTCTGCCAAGGGTGGCAGCAAACGTCCGTATCCAGCGTGTCGGCCTACCAAGGCCATGTGCAAGGCGGCTCCTGCAAAACGTAAAACCAGTAGCAAGAGGGTATCTTGGAAGAAATCATAAAGAATCTCATTACGGACACGGTGACAGATGCCGTCACAGACGCTGGGATTGAAGCGATCCCCGATCCGAACAACCAGGAAGCGATTGATTTCATCCTCTCTGCGCCCGTAGATGCCAGCGTAGAGGACATGGCGTGGGGCGTTACGGATGTCCTGCTGGACACCGGAGCCGCCGAGGGAATTGCGGCGTTCTTTGGTGCGCCTATCGCGATTGTCATTGGAATCAAGATGTTCAAGCGGTGGCGCAAGGAAATCAAAGCTAAACAAATGATGGGGAAAAACGCATGAGTACTATTGAATCCAGCCCCCATTTCAGCAGGGAGGAACTCGCCTGTTCCTTCACGAACAATTGCGCGATGGACTTGGAAATGATGGAAAAGCTGGAAGCGTTGCGGGAGGAGTTCGGACAACCGATGCGCCTATCCAGCGCCTATCGTGACCCAAAACTTAATCCACGCGAACGCATGAAGCCGAATGGACCAGGATATCATGGACGAGGGATGGCCGTGGATGTGTTGATCTACGGGGCAGATGCCATACGCCTACTGAAGCTGGCAATCAAGCACGGATTCAATGGACTGGGGATCAACCAGCGCAACGACTTTTCCCAGAGATTCATACATTTGGACGTAAGAAAACCTGAAAAATCAGCTATTTGGAGTTACTAGATGAGTACTGTACGAGTCAATGAAGTTCGGCATCTATCCAACAGCGGAGCCTCTCCCAACATTTCGCTGGATGCGACAGGGAACTCCACTGTACAGAGTCTGACTGCATCAGGAACCGTCAGTGCCAACACTGTCGTTTCGACAGGTTCTGTCACAGGGGCTTCCCTGATCAGCAACATTGCCGTAGGAACGGCTCCGCTGACGGTCACCTCGACCACAAAGGTGAGCAATCTGAATGTGGACAAACTCAACGGCAAGACTCATGGTTCCACAGACGGAGACATTCCTGTCCTCAGTACCGATGGAACTGCCAACACGATCAGTCTGGACTTGCTGGGGAAATCCATCCCTTCGGGCTCTCTGGTCGGAACCTCGGACACACAAAGTCTTTCCAACAAGACCTTTACCACCAGTACCGAAATCCAAGGACTGCTGACGGTCACCGGGGCCTCTGCCGAGATCCGGTGCGCTGGGGATGTCACAGCCTACTACACCTCCGATATCCGCAAGAAACGAAACGTTCGGATGATCTCATCCAACCCGCTGGCTGATCTGGCGGTGTTGCGTGGGGTCCGCTTTGAGTGGCTGGAGGATCATCCCACAGGTGGAGAATCCAGCGTTGGGGTGATTGCCCAAGAGGTGCAACCTGTGGTCCCCGAAGCGGTGATCCAACGTCCCGATGGTACATTGGCCGTCCGGTACGAACTCCTGATCCCGTTACTGATTGAATCGGTCAATCAGTTAAGTAAACAAGTCCAAGAACTCCAACGGGCAATGGAATGATCCAAGAGCAGTCGAACTTCGGCGGGGGGCTGAACACACTGCTTCCTGGCAATCGACTGCCGGAAGCCACCAGTCAGTTGCTCATCGATGCCGAAGTCTATGACAACACGATCCGGCAGGGAGAGTCCTTTGGAGGCGAAGGAGGTGGACAGGTCTTCTACTACGAGGCCGGAGAAACGTGGGTTGGAAGCAGTGGCTTCAGCAATGTCACTCCAGCCGTTCAACTGATCATCACCACCGTTCTCAGCAGCAGTGGAGATGCAGAGTACACCAGCCCTCTGGTCATTGAGCGCAATGGGGACTACACGATCACCAGTGGGGATACGATCACCGTTCAAGGACTGATCAAGGGCCTCTTCCAGGCAAATTCCTTCGTGGAATACTCTCAGGATCTCTACATTGGTCGGGATTCCTATTCCATCCGTGTTGCCGCCAATGGAGTCAATGCCGGAGCCAAGACACTGACGCTGGAATCTGGAGAGGTGGACAAGATCCATGTTGGGGACAGGCTGGTTGCCAATGATTCGATTCTCCCTGACGGTGGATTGGTCACCAACATCATTTCTGCATCCAACCAGATTGTCATTGATCAGACTCCGGTTGCTTCGGCAACAGCAACCCTTGTGGCAGTGGACAGCGCCCCCATCCGTATTCTGGATGGGGATCTGAATCAGACCTACCGGATGGGACTGGAGGTTCCCGAACCAAACATCAGCTTTTCCCAGATTGGCACAAACGCAGATCGGGCTTCCAGCCATACCTCCCTCTGGTACTCGACCAGCACCGGATACTATCCAATTCCCTACCAGTACGGGCTGGCACGGTTTGATGAGGCGACAGGAGCAGAGTCAGGGATGTCTGATCTGACAGATCCCTCCAATAGCGCCAGTTCCCTTGCAAAGGATGCCAACAACATCAATCGGCCTGCCTTGGTCACAATCAGTGATATCACAACAGGCAAGTATGCGCTGTACCGGACGGGGGGAACCAGTTCGGTCATCAAGAAGGTCGCCAATCTCTACTACAGCAGTGTCACTTCGGGAACCATCTCTGTTTCCAACACAACCGATCTCAATGTAACCATCAACAATCTCCCTCCAGGAAAGGCCCGTCTCAACTGGCATTCCTTCAACGGTTGCCTCTACAACACGGTCAACAACGACATAACCGACTACAGTACCATTTCTTCTGGATCAGTCAGTTTCACACTGAGCCGCACCGCTGGAGCCGCACACCATGTAGACATTCTGGTGGAAATCGTGATGGATGACGATCCGTTTGAACGGGTCTTCATTCCCATCGCGTTTGCCGTAGATACACAAGGTTCCATCACCAGCGGAACGTTCTTGGACTTTGTTCCAGCAAGAGCCTTGATTGACATCCAACCGATCCTCAATACCGATTTGCCTCCGTACAACATGCAGCATGTAACGGAGGTCAATAACTTCTTCTTTGGAGTCGAGGGCCGGACTCTTTACATTTCCCGTTTCAGTGACCCCAACAACTGGCCTCTGGCCGGATACCTTTCCTTTGACAATGACATCACCGCATTGGGAAGACGTGGCTCCGACCTGCTGGTCTTTACCGACTTCTCCCTCTACCGGGTTTTCGGTTCCACTGCCGACAGTATGCGGAAGGTCAAGGTTCCTACTGTAGAAGGCGTTCCTGCCGGACTCCATCGTTGTGTCCGTGAGATCATGCAGGGAGTCCTCTACATCAGTTTCAATGGCATCTGTTTCTTTGATGGAGCCAACGTCACCAATCTAAGCAAGGGGATTCTAAAGGACTTCTCTCTACCCTCTGACACCCTGATCAACAATGTTGCTGGAGTTGTGGACAACCGCTACTACCTGCTCTCCACCGACGAAACCACGCAGGGTTACGTTGTAGACATGCGCCAGGGGGTGCGGATTGCGAGATCCAATCTGACAGCAGCCTCTCTGCACTATCGGGGTCAGACCAACAATCTGTATTCTGAAGCAGGCTACCTGGGCGGTGGAACCAATCAGAACTTTACTGTACTGACTCGCGATTTTGATGCTGGAAACTTGCAGGATTTGAAAGTTTTCCGTGGGGTACAGATTACCGGAGAATCCTTGTCCGGCACACTGGAGTTGCTCATCGATGACGTGGTCACCGATATCTTCACGCTCCCTGCTACGCAGTTGGTGGAGCGGGTGTTTCGGTGTACCGATGCACGGATCGGACGCAAGGCCACCGTTCGGGTATCCAACGGAGGTGGGCGTTTGATTGGGGTAGGAGTCGAGATGGACATGCTGGCCGAACAAACGCTGCGCCGCTGGGATGCCGTGGAATTCCAGTACACCGGAGGCCCTTTGAATGTATCTGTGCTGGTGGATGGAGTGACCAAGATTGGACCGATAGCCCTGACTCCGACTCTGACAGAGGATGGGACCTTGGCTCAATTGTACTTCCCTGCGCTGACCGAAGGATCGGTGGCCCACCTGTTCTGTGAGGAAACCGAAGCAGATCGGATTTCCCGCATCCAGTACAGTTCGGAGCCGATATGAGCCAGTTGCGGGTGGCAGAGACAGATCTGTATCAGGAAATTGAGGATGAACGATTGCGGGAAACCCTGCGGCAACTGACCCAGAACAACCGGAATCTGCAGACCCAGTTGGATGAATTGCTGACACGCATCGAATTTTTGGAATCCCAGACCAATGATTAAACCCAGAGTTATTGCCCAAGCCCTCCGAGTCGAGTACAAGGGGCAACCCAGCTATAGCGTTCATGTAGATGGGCAGACGTTGGTGAATCAACAGGCACTGCCAACACAGGCGGAACGCAAGACCCGTCGGGTTCTCCTGCCTCCAGGGCTGGTAGGATACGTCATCCAGATCACCATCAGCGATCCGGCCATCACCCGATTCCAACTGGAAACCGTGCCAGTGGAACAGTTTGCCACCCAACAACTCTATCATTACTGGGAAGTTACCTTTGACCAATCGGTGGAACTCAAACTCAACATGGATGAGGTGGCCCAAAGGGCAAACAATCTCAGTGACACCATCATCCTGACGGCTAGAGATGGTAGACGGCAGGACACCCGACGGGTGTACTATCCAGCGTTGCGTTGGGGGTACATCCCAAATCTGGAACAAGTCAACATTGCCACGACTGCTGGGCAGGTCCATCGGGCGGTTCCGGTGGCTCTCCCTCTACGGTACTACCGAGGACTGCGGGATCATTCCGAAATCCAGGTGACCTACCAAGGGTATGTAGATCTCCAGATCTATTTGGATGGAGAGATGATCTCGCAGTTCAATCTGGATGCTGCCTTGGATGAGTCGGCATACCAGACCAGCAAGCACTACTTGCCAGCGGGAGGACGAGGTCATACCCTCCAGTGGATTCAGTACGATGGAGATGGCGAGATTGCACTCTTGGAGAGTGATATCACCCTGACCGACCTTCAACAACCGGAGCAGCCCGTACCCGTATGATTGGACTGGCAGACAGTGTCCGCCTCTTGAGGCCAGCGATTGAACGCGAAAGAGACACAACCGTGGAGTGGGTGTTGACAAAGATCAAACAGGGGCAGTTTCAGCTTTGGCGTGGAGAACAGTCCGCACTTGTGACCAACGTGGTGGATGTGGGGAATGGAAGACATCTGGTCTGGCTCTTTGCCGGAGGGAACCTAAACGAAATAAATGAACTTATGAAACCTGAGATTGAAGACTGGGCAAGACACGTCGGCTGCATCCGAGCAACCATGACGGCAAGACCAGGGTGGTCCAGAGTCCTAAAAGATTACAAACAGCGAAAACAAGTCGTACTTAGCAAGGAGTTATAATATGGGTGGAGTTGTCAGCGGAGTTCAAGACGCCTTTCACGGATTCATGGGATGGGACCGTCAGGCTCCTTCCATGTCAGCAGCACAGTTAGGATTCAATCAACAGGAATACGACCAGTTGCGAGGGAACCGTGACCGAATGCTGCAGCAGTATCAATCCTTGGGAGATACGACAAATCAGCAGCAGCAGGGATTTATTGGACAAATGCAGGGCTTGCAAGGTGGCTATAGCCCACTGCGTGGGCAACTGAACAATCTGGGGGCAAACTTCGGGGGCCTCAATGCTCAGATCGGTGAGCAGATGGGCAACATTGCCGGAGGAATCAACGCCTACGGCGATATCAGTAATGACATGCAGGGGACCATCGGAGGATTCGGTGGGCTGGGACAGCAGTCGGCAGCACTGGCCGGAGGATACCAAGGGTTGAACCAAGCACTGGGTCAACTGGGTCAAGGAGTGAATGCCATTGGGCAAAACCGTGGGAACATCATGGGCCGGATGGGTGGTCTGGAAGGGCGCATCAACAGTTTGTCGGACATGTCAGGGAACATTGGCAATCGGATGCAACAGGCAGGCAACGAGTATCGTGGGATGGGAGCAAAGCTGGGAGGATTGGATCAGGATCTCCAAGGGATCAACACCAATCTGAGTGGTGACATTGGAACCGTTCGTCAGACAGGACAGAATGTTGCCGGATTGGCGTCTGATGCCCAGAAACTGCGATCCGACTTGGGTTCCCTGAGAGGACAGGCTGCAGATCAGTACTCTGATACCAATGCCCTCCGAGAGGTATCCCAGCGGCTGCGCCAAGGGCAGGAGGGGATGATTTCCGATGCAGCAGGACTGCAAGGACAGGCTGGAGACATTGCCGCCCTGACCCAAGACCAGGGAATGTACGCTGGACTGGCCGAGCAGGCTCGTAAGGGACAGGAACGTGGAGCAGAAGCCGCCCAACGTCGGGCCATTGCACAGGCTGGCGGAGACGCACGGGATGCCCAGCGAATGCTGGCTGGAGCCGCTGGAGACAGAAAGACAGCGGCGGCTGAAGCAGCACGGCAGGACCAACTGACGGCAGCCAACCAGAGTATCCAGAATCGACAGGGAATGATGGGGCAACAGGGTGGATTCCTGTCCCAACGTTCGGGGTTGAATCAGGCCACACAGGCAGGCGTTGGGCAGGAAGCAAACCTGCTGAACCAACGTGGGAATGCGCTGGGAATGCAGGCCAATCTAGCCGGACAGGAGGCTGGATTGCTGGGACAACAGGCCAACCTGATGGGGCAGGCTGGATCTTCTGCAGCCCAAGCCGCCGGACTGACCGCACAGCAGGCGGGTCTGCAATCCGGCATGGTCAACAACCGAGCAAATCTGATCAACAATCAATCCAACATGATCGGCAACCGCCTCAATGCGCTGAGTGCCGAGGCTGGACAGGTAGGTCAGCAACTGGGGGCACAGGGTCAGATCGGAAACCTGCTTTCCCAGCAGGGGAACCTCAACAACAGTGGCCTCAACGATCTTCAAGCCCAAGCTGGATTTTTAGGTCAGCGAGGCCAGAACTTGGGGGCACAGAGCAATCTGTTGGGGCAACAGGCCGGATTCCTCAACAACACACTGGCAGGACAGGGAATGAGGGCCAACATGCTTGGCAATCAGATGCAGGGGTACAACCAGCAACTGGGGGCTCTCAACCAGATGGGACAGAATTACGGACAACAGGCCAACATGGTCATGAACCAAGGGAACCTGCTGAACAACCAAGGGGCTATGATCAATAACATGTCCGGCATGGGATTGAACAACGCTGGTTTCATGGCAGGCATGTATGACCGACAACTGCAGGACTACGTTGCCCGGTCCAACACGATGGATCAGGCAAGGCTGGCTGCCGCCGGAATGAACTTCCAAGGCAATATGGCCAACTACAATCGGCCCACAGGATTCCAACAATTTACATCACTGGCAGATGCAGTGATGCCAAATAGTGTCAGCTTGTTCGGATCACCAGGAGCATAAGAATGGCAATCAATTACAACGCAGGGTTTCTTCCCCAACAACTGTATCAGAACATGTTTGACGCCCAACGGGCTGGGTTGGAAGAGCGGAACCGTAGAGAACGGGAACAGTACCAGAACCTGGGAAGTGTCATCGGTAGGCTGGCCAAGTACAATGTGGACCAGGGGAATCAGCAACTCAAGGATTTTGAGGAGAGGTATAAGACCCAGCGGGATCAGTTGGTCAACCTAAGAAATACTGCTGATCCAAGAACGGATGATTACAAAAACGTTCAAGGCCAGATTAACTTGCTGGACCAAGATTACGCAAACATGAAACAGGAATTCAACAAAACAGGATTCCTCAACATGGGCCGTGATGAATCTGTCTTGGATCTTCCAGATCGAACGGGAACCTATGCCAAAAAGCTAATCAACCCTAGAACCGGCGTTCCTTTTATTGGAGAGCCTGGGACAGCCTTTGACGATGAACCCATCGGATACTTTCAACCTGCCAGTGTGAGCCCTGAGTCTACGAAGGAAGCGTATGCTTTGAAAGACAAGCAGGCAGAGATGGGCTTTTTGACGGATGCTCTGAAACAGAGAGGAATTGATACAGCCCAAACTAACTTAGATTTTGTTGGAAAGCTTCAAAACGCTAAAACAAAAGCCGAAATTGATTCTTTGTTCCAAACACTTGGCAATGAAGATTTGCAAAAACTGATACGAACTGTGGAAGGAGAGGCCCAGTTAAATAAAGGAAGAATTGATAACAAAATTTTTGGAGATCAAACTTCCTATGTTATTGAAAGGCTAAGACAAAAACTTGGCGTAGAAAATATTGCTCAACTTGAATTTTTGCGAGATTCCATTGAGCCAAAATTGGAGTTGGCTCAAGGTCAGGCGGACATTCAAGACGAAAGTTATGGGAAAAGAGCAGGGATTGACACAACCGAACAGAAACAGCGTGGACAGGATGCTGCTGACATTGATGTTAACAAGTACGATAGACTGACTCCTGGGTTTATAAACCGATTTCAACAACAGGAAGGGGTCACCACAAAAGCGTTGCAACAGCGTGGACAGGATGCTGCTGACATTGATGTTAACAAGTACGATAGACTGACTCCCCTCGTTGTGAAAAGGAGCAATCAAATTGGGGATGACGAACAAAGAAGGAAAATAGATTACCTTCGGGAAAGCATGGGATTGGACACAGGCAAGGCCATAGCCTTAGCCAACCTGCAATCCGAATTGAAGAAAAAGGAACTAGCATACGCCGATAAACTCAAAGATCTGACTCCAGAGGAAAAGGAAGCTAAACGAATTCAACGATGGCAAGACGGATTCAAAGACTTTCTGGATACCTTGACTCCAGATGTTGGCTTTGCTGATGAGTTGCAAACTCAGAATGCACTCAAGCTTGCCAGAGAAATGGCAGATGAAACCTATGGTCCCAGAGCCGGTACGGTTCCCATACCGAATTATGATGATCTGAGAAGTGGAAACAACGCAGGAAATCCCCCCGAAGCAGGAGGAAGTGGATTCATTCCAAAAGGAGGACCCACTTTATCCGAAGGAGAAATTGTTGAAGCATTAGAACTTGCCGAAGCCTTTCCCAATAACGAGGAGTCAAGGAAAGTCCAACAATACGCTTCTCAATACAATACCCTTCTGACAAGACTTTTTGCAGAAACAGATCCTGTCAAAAAACAGGAATTGCAAGGACAATTGCAACAACTACAAGCCGAAGCCGCTCCTTTCTTTAAGGATTTCCGCAAGGACACCATTAAGGATCAGGCTACTCTCAAGCAACTTGCCAAGCAGGATGTACGGAACACGGACAATCCTCCAGAAGACACAGGATTTCTTGAAAAAATCGGATTGACTACCCCAATGGATGAAACCGCAAAAAAGGTTTCTGAGGGGACAACCACCGTCAAACGGCAAAACGAAAAAATGGAAGCACAAGCTTCTGAAAAACTAACTCCCGAAGAGCAGGATGCTTACAATAAAAGATTGGAAATGGCTGACGAACGGATGAGATCTATCGGAACTATGATCAATAGTTTCAGACAATTTGATCGTGTCGCTTATGGAAGAGGAATCCGAGATAACTATGTAGCCCTGCGTGACGCTCTTTCAAAAATTTCCGATGGATTTACTAAAGGTGAATTCAAGGCAACTGACTTGGCAAATCCAAAGAGCAAACTGACCAAAATCTACTTGGAGGACATTATCCCAAATTATAACATCCTTAAAAACAGAATAGATGATCTAAGGAGGAACGAGGAGGAAATGGCAAATCAAGCGAAGATTCAATAGTAAAGGCCAATAATGACTCCACAAGCACGACAATATCTTGAACGAAAACTTAGTTATGTCCCCGAAACCGGCAATGTGCTGGAAGACTACCGACGGAGGCGGGATCGGCTGAATCGGGAAATGGACAGTATCGGAGTTCCCAATGAAGATGAGGACACAAGATACGAGGTCACCATGTCCCTGCTGGGGCCAGAACCCATTCAAGAGGGAGGATTCCTCAGTGAGCGGGTTCCGGCAGCAGCAGGGCGAGGGGCTGATAAGTTTGGGATGAATGTCGGCGCAATGGCAGAGTATTTCGGACGAAGTCTGGGATCAGAAGGGCTGGAAGGATTTGGCCAGGACATGGCCGCACGGAACCGGCAACTGCTGGAACGATCTCCTGCGCCTTACGCTTCGCCAGAGGAGCAGGAGAGACAAGGATATTTGGGAAGAGTTGATGATCTGCTTCTGCAGGCTGGGGAAGAAACAATCGGATCTGCTCCTGCTATTGTTCCACCGTTGATTGGTGCAGCCACCGGAGGTGTCCCTGGGGCCGTTGGTGGTTTTGCTGGTGTGCTGGCAGCCAATGCAGCGTTGGAAGGAGGCAGTACCTACAGTGACCGCAAACAGTACTACATGCGGCAGGGGATGCCCGAAGATCAGGCTGCAAAACAGGCCAAGAAGGAAGCCGATGAAGTTGCCATTGCCAACCTGACGGACCCCGAACTGGTTGCTCTTGCTGGAGTCCAAGGAGCCTCTGGAGCCATCGCCAAGGGGCTACTCCCGAACGCAGGAAGAGCCGCACGATACGGAACCATCGGGGGGTTGCAGGCTGGATCAGGAGCATTGCAGGAAGGCCGACAGTACGAAGTCAGTGAAACCGCCACCGGCAACCCGATGGAACAATTCACCGGACGCTTCAGCACTCCAGAAGCCCGAAACTCCATGCTGGTGGGATTAATTTCAGAAGCAGTTCCTACGGTGGCCGAGGGTGCACTGGCGGCCGCAGACTCCCGTGTTGATCCGGTGGCCACCGACCTCAGACGCAGGACACAAGATGCTGCGTATAACGCCGTCAGCGCCAACGATGCGTTGGAGGCACAGCGACAAGAGACTCTTGCGGCTGCCCAACAACAGGCTGCTCTGGAAGAAGCCGAACGAATACAGAAATCTCAAGCAGAGGAACAAGCCCGACAACGCAAGGAACAAGTCCAACGTGAAAAGGATGCCCTGCAGTTGATGAAACTGGAGGCCCAAGCCATCCGAGAACGCTTTAAGACCACCAACGAGATGGCCAGAGCCAAGAATGAAGCGACGCCTGCTGCTTCCTCTGGAACCTCGACTACTGCCACTTCTGAAAGAACGGCTCCGACAGCAGACACACAACGGAAACAAATCGCAGACGACAAACTTCCAGGGGAAAGAGAAGCCGAAGCGTTCCGAATTCCAAAGTCTGGATTATGGCAAGACGGCGAAGAGATTACAGATCCAACGTTCAGGTTTGGCCGTCAGAAGCAACCTGGAGAAGATGTAGACTTTACAATGAAGGAAGGCGGATTTGACTCCCGCCTACCTACTGCCCCCGAACGGCCTGCCCCCGAACCAGATCCACAGCCCGAATTCACCATGCGGGATTCGGCAATCGAAATGCCTGCTGGTCCTATGGATCAGCCTGTGGAACCAACGGCTCCAACTCCTAGCCAGATCGGGCAGCAGGAGCAGTACAACTACCCTGTGCCCACAGAAACCAGCGCCTCCACTACCGAGGAAGGCCCAGCGTTTCAGTCTCCACTGGAACAGGAGACTGTCGCTCCAGAAACTCCAGTTCTACCTGCAATTAATAAAGAGGGTAAAACGAACAATGGGCGGGTAACGGACGATACTGCTGGAGCAATCCCAAAAAATATATTTGCTCCACCAGAAGCCCCAACGTTGGTGAATCGGAGAGATCAGCCGGACTTGGAGCCGGATGCTCCGTTTGATGAGAATGCCCGTCCCAGTGGAGGCACAGAAGAAGAAATAATCACTAATCCTCAAAGAGTCAGAGAGAAATTTGAGGAGATTGGATACCAAGACCAAAAACCAGTTTTAGATGATGGTATCGATGGTTTGATTCAATCAAGATACTCTCAGGCTCTTCCAAACGTTTTTGTGTTTGAAGGATTGACTAGCTGGTCTGCCGGACACTTTAATGGAGGAGTAGGAATCTCTGGCCGTAGTGAATTTGATTCAGATAAATCCAGAATCGGATATTTACTAGCCCATGAATTCGGACACGCCTCCCATTCTTTGCTAGGCGATAAAATCAACGCAAACAGTGCCGTCAGGAATGAACTCAAGGCTATTGAAGAATTTCTCTACCCTGGGTTGCGACAACGGGTGCAAGAAGCGGATACTGAAGGTCGGAATATTGACAAGCAGTTCTTCAACTATTTGCTGAGTGCGGAAGAACTGATTGCGGAAATCAACCCGTACCGACTAGCCAATCCAGAACAGGTTCAACAAATTGCACCTGCCTTGAGCAAGTTGTTGGCATCGGTGGAACAGGCTCCAAACTTGGTAGTCCCGCGCAAAGTTTTTCCAAGGGGAATCTTCTACAGCAAAGCCCAAGCCATCGGGAAACTTGACGAGAACTTAAAATTAAAAGCGGATCGTCAAGCTTCTGTAGGCCAAATTTACGATCAGGACAATGCTGCATTTGAAATAGCCAGATTACTTGAAGGCAACCTCAAAAAGGACTACGGGTATCTACCAGGAGATATTCCTTTTGAAGCCTTGCAAAGTGGGGAAAGTCAAATTGATCTGACATCGCCTGAAGGAAAAATAGAACTAGCCACTATTTATAGTAACTTAGGTTATTCTAGGGATCGTCAAAAACTTGAAAGAGCAGCCCAACTAATGGATGAGGCTTTTCAAACAGATCCCACCAAAGCTGAACTGGCATCCAATAAAAGTCTAAAGGAAAAAATTGATGAACGCCTTGCTGAATTAAATCAAACAGAACCTGTTGTCGAAGAAACAGCACCCTTACCGGAAAGATTACCGGAGGAAACATCCAGTAACCTGAGTTCTGAGTTCCAGGCTATCCTTGATTTGGAGAGGCAGCAGGAGGAGATGGGGATTGAGGCAGAACAGGCTGGTGCAAAACACAAGGCTTTGGTCGAAAAGGGGAAAAAGAACGGGAAATTTAATAAAGACAATTTAACTCCCGAAGAAAATGCAGAAAGGAAAAGACTTTATGATCTTAGGGTGGCGTTTAACAAACTGGATAACCAGGTTGGAGAGGCATACAAACCTTACCAAGCAGAAGTGGATCGGTTGGAGCAGGAAGTGGGCAATGCAGTGGAAGCACTTCCGCTGGCAGATCGCCAACGCTTCAACGGTCTTTTCCGAAAAGAAGTAAACCGCCAAGCACTCAATCCTGATGATGAAATCAGTCAACTACGGTTAGCCCAGCAACTGCTCCAACAACTCCGCGAAGGAGGACTTGCTACCAGGGAAGAAATTGCCAACGCAAAGCTAGAAACCGAGACGGTGGATACTGCATCATTGGAGGAGTTCGCTTCCATCTATGATGAGGAAAGTGGTCCATCGGTAGAAGACTTGGCTGCACTGGAAGCCGAAGGACTTTCTGAGACTGCGGAAACAGACACCCAATCAGAACTAGCCCGACTGATCGCAGACCAAGGATCAGATATTGAGCAGGATCGTGGCGCTGCCGCTTTGCGGGAGTCTGGAGGGACCAATGAAGTCGGATTTGATGAGGGGGGTCTTTATGATCCCAACGCACAAGAGTTCAATATCCGTGACGAAGAATACACTATCGATGGGAACCCACGGGGGCTACGCTTCTCCTACTCTGCCACCAGCCGTCCCACCAATGCTGCAGGTCCGTCTACGAAGTTGACGGCGCGGCAGGTCAAGGCTGCAATGGAAGGAGTCAAGTCGGTACTCAAGAAGCTGGACCCCAACGGAGATCGGGTGACCGTCGTTGCCAACAAGGCTGAAGCAGTGGCCAAGCTGCAGGAAATGGGACGGGATCGGGATGCAGCAGGTCTGGCCAATCGTGAAGACTCCCTGGAAGAAGGATTCACACTGACAGATACCGGAAACATTGTGCTGATCGCCGATCAGATCCAAGGGAAGAACCTCCGTGAGGCAGTGGATCGGATGGTTGAAGTCACCTTCCATGAGGCACTGGGCCACGCTGGCCTACGGGGTCTGATGGGAGAAAAGTTCAATGACTTCATCAAGAACTTTGGGATCAAGAATGGGAAAAAGGTGGATGCATGGCTGAAGACAAAAGATGCCCAGCCTTATGTGAACAAGGACCGCAATACCCAGATTGAAGAGTACATTGCCAAGAACTTTGCAGAAACAGGAGCCAGAGACGTTGGATTCCTTGAAAATCTGGTTCAGAACGTCCTGAGTTCTCTGGGACTGCGCCAGTATTCGGAAACGGCGTTGAAGAAAATCATGCAACAGGTTCAACAGGAATTTGTTGATGGGAATGGGAATATCATTGAGGGGGCACAGCGAGGGACAAGGGATGTGGAAGAGGAGGAAGGAGCAGAACAGACTGCCGAAGAAAAAGAACGTTTTAAGACTGAAAATTTAAAAGAGCCTCCGGCCCGAATCAGCAAGAAAGATTACAATAGTATTGTTCAAAGAGTTTTGGACGATAACAAGGATTTAAAACCTCGCCTCTATGATGTTGAAAAAGCAGTTAAAGATGTTTTGAGAAATGTTCCTTCTGATCGCCGTGCCACTTACCTTAAAGAGCAAACAACAGATTTTGTTGTTGGCAGTGGGAACAAAGCCAAAGCAAAACCAGAAGAATATCGTGAAATTCCTATAGAGTCAGGAGTCAGTCCAAGAGAAGCCTTAGTAGGACGTATCAATCAAGAACTTCGTGACCGTATTGAATACGGATCAGCAAGGGTTCGATACTCCAGCCGCCCCACGTCCAACCTAATTGGGGGTCAGGTTCCACTGTCGAACTGGACAACTCCGACAGAATCGAAGATCGATGACTACCTCTATACGATGCAAGACAAGATGATCGATACCAAACGGGTGGTCGAATCCATCAAGGAGGCTGTCGGTAACATTGATGAACGTTGGAACCCATATCTGCAGGAAGAACTCTACCACGGACGTACTGCCAAGGAGACGAAGGATTTCCTGACGAACGAACTACAGCCACTCATGGAAGACCTTCAACGATTTGGTGTCAGCATCAAGGATTTTGACAACTACCTCTGGAACCGCCATGCCGAAGAGCGCAACATCCAGATGGCCAAGGTCAATCCTGACATGCCTGACAAAGGATCTGGACGGACCACTGCAGAAGCCAGAGACTACCTAGCCAACCTATCACCACAAAAACGCAGGGTCTTTGAACAACTGGCCCAACGGGTGGACAACATCACCTCCCAGACCCGTCAGATCCTCAAGGATTCCTCCTTGGAATCTGCAGAAACGGTGGATACTTGGGAAGACGTTTACAAAAAGTATGTTCCCCTCCTACGCGAAGAGTTTGACTTCCAACCGATGCAACCTGGGGCCGGAATCGGTCAGGGATACGATGTCCGCAATCCTGCTTCCCGCCGTGCCGTTGGTTCCGAACGAGGCGTCATCGATGTCCTTGCCAACGTGGCCCTGCAACGCGAACGGGCGATCACCCGATCCAACAAAAACAAGGTAGCCCAAGCCGTCTACGGGTTGGCTGCACAAAATCCGAACACCGACTTTTGGTTGGTCATCGATCCTGCTGGACAAAAGGATGTCCGGCAGTTGGCACAAACCTTAAAGAACATGGGTCTGCCTTCGGACATGGCTGAAAACTTTGCCAAGGAACCAGTCACCTCATCCACAGACACAAGAACTGGGTTGAAGGTCAGCCGGATCAATGCTTCCATCCGAAACTCTGACAACTACCTTTCCACCCGTATCAATGGACAGGATAAGTTTGTCATCTTCAACGCCAAGAACCCATCCAGCCAACGTATGGTCCGGTCCCTCAAGAACCTAGATGCCGATCAGCTTGGTCGGGTCATGGGAATCCTGGGCAATGTCACCCGATGGATGACCTCTGTCAATACTCAGTACAACCCAATCTTTGGTGTCGTCAACCTCATCCGAGACGTGCAGGGAGCCCTGATCAACCTGACCAGCACTCCCATCGGCAACAAACAAAGGCAAGTCTTCGCAGGAACCCCTCTTGCCCTCAAGGGCATCTATGCAGTCCTACGGAAAGATACCAACCGCCAGAACCAATATTCTCAGCTTTGGGAAGAGTTCCAGCAGGAAGGTGGTCAGACTGGATACAAAGACATGTTCGCCCGATCTGACGAACGGGCCACCGCCTTGGAAAAGGAACTCAAAGGCTTGTCTGCAGGCAAACCAATGAAGACCTTGAATGCCATTCGGGATTGGCTGTCCGACTACAACGAAGCGATGGAAAATGCTGTCCGGCTTTCTGCTTACAAGGTAGCCAAGGAAGAAGGGATGAGCAAACAGGCCGCAGCCTCACTGGCAAAAAACCTGACGGTCAACTTCAACCGAAAGGGTCAGATTGCCACACAAGCTGGGGCTCTCTACTCCTTCTTCAATGCAGCGGTCCAAGGCACGGCACGGATGTATGAAACCATGAAGGGTCCTGCCGGAGCAAAAATCCTCAAGGGCGGACTCCTGCTGGGTACGGCGCAAGCGTTACTGCTGGAGGCTGCAGACTTTGATGAGGATGAACCACCGTACTTTGTGCGTGAAAAAAATATCATTCTTCCTTTGGTCGGAGGCGGTTACCTCACCATCCCGATGCCACTGGGATTGCATATCATTCCAAATACCAGCCGGATTCTTACCGAGTTTGTACTCTCCGGTGGCCGAGATACCGCAAAACGGGTGGGCCAATTCACAGGCTCCTTCTTGGATGCCTTCAACCCCATCGGCAACGCTGGCTGGTCGGTGCAGACCATTGCTCCTACCGTTGCAGATCCACTGGTAGCCTTGTCCGAAAACCGCGACTGGACGGGTAGCCCGATTGCTAAGGAGGACATGGTCAGTACCCGTCCGACTCCTGGGTACACCCGCGCAAAGGATACCGCTTCCACTCTCAATACCTACTTGGCCTACTTCCTCAACGCTGCCAGCGGGGGGACCGATTACCAGAAAGGACTGTTCTCTCCAACACCGGATCAACTGGACTACCTTGTGGGACAAGCCTTTGGTGGTGTCGGACGCGAATTATTGAAGGCGGAACAAACTCTTTCCAGTGCCGTCACCGGAGAAGAATTGCCTCCGTACAAGATTCCCTTGGCAGGTCGGTTTTACGGCAACACCGAATCTAGTGCTGCCACCAGCAATCGTTTTTACACAAACATTACCCGCCTCAATGAGCATGAGGCAGAAGTCAATGGACGTAGAGCGAATCGGGAAAATGTTGCCGAATACCTACGGGAATTCCCAGAGGCACGGCTGGCAGGATTTGCAGGACAGGTGGAGACAGCGGTGAGGAAACTGCAGAAGAGGAAACGAGAGATGCTCAAGAAAAACGCTTCTCGTAGTTCCATCGAAGCTATTGAGAAACTGATTACCAGACGAATGCAGACACTCAACGACAGAGTGGAAAGATTTGCTCAAACTGCGGATTGATTTTTAGCCAATTCGTCTATAGACTATCCAACATGTTCAGCCAGTCCGAAATAAATTTTTCTAACTAGCGTTGTGGAAAATTTGGTGTGAAGTGCAAAAGAACGGTCATTCTTAAACTTCTGGGCTGGCTGGCATTTCTCCGATCATCGGAGTTATCGGAGATATTGTCTAGCCGTCTAAGAACCCGCTATCCCTGATGTTTACTGGTGGCCAGAGCGGGAATCGAACCTGCGACACACGGATTTTCAGTCTGTGCCCTCCCTACTGAAATCATTACTTATTTTATAGATTCTAGCCGATATGAGTAATATATCGGAGATTGACTCCATCAATTCAGCCATTGCCAGCCGGATTGTCCAACGGGCTGCTGTCGGCCATGCAAAATATGGGACCACGATGGACCGCACAGACCTTACGGAAGTGGACTGGTTGAGGCATCTGCAGGAGGAGTTGCTGGATGCGGTGGTGTATCTGGAGAAATTGATTCAGTCCCGTTCATGATGGTTTCTATCGGATGGAGATGCTCCTTCCCCACAAAAAACGCTGGTCTTCCTCCCAAGGGATCTCTCCAGAATTCTTCTTTTTTCCCTTCCCGTCCATAGATCCAACCGTGGATCTGATACGATCCATTGAGCCCTGTCAGTAAAATGAATTTGGAGTCATCCTTGTCTGCTGGATGCAGAATCAAATTGTATCGATGATTGGAGGCCGTTCGGACTTCAAGGGAACCCACGTCGGCTTTTGAAAAAAATCCTAGATTCCCGTCCCAATACAAATTTAAATACGACGCCACAGCCATCTCGCCCAAGCATCCTTCGATATGAAGTTGCCAGTCATTCAAATGACCGGCCCCATAGGTAGCAGGCTTTCTGTTTTTTAGATTCATTGTCTGTCGCATCGTTCCACAGTGTGCTGCCATCATGATTTGCGATGGTGTCAGCTTCACCTCAACCATTGTCCGCCCACCTTGCACTGACGTACCGGCTCCTCTTGGAAACTCCCTCTCCTTCGATGATCTGAACAATCTCTCCGCCATCGATGAGCGTCTCCAAGTACTCCTTCCTCATCCGCTTTTCAATCCCACGGAATCGATTGGAGATGTCCATCGGGGAGCGGCCTTTCTTTTTCTGTTTTGTGATGTAATTGACGATGGAATTCAGTTGTCTTGAACGTTCGGGATTGTCCTCTCCGATGTTCGGCAACATCGCCTCCACCACCTTTTCAGAATACCGAACGAGATCGACTGCGTACTGCATGATCTCTCTGTCCACCACAGGACGCTCGTCTGCTGCTGCCAAAATCAAGGCTACCTTGCGGACCTTCCAAGCACTGCGTCCCAACAGATCCCCTGCTCCCTCCAGATCCTTGTCCAAGGAGGCTCTCCATTCGGCAATCTCTGTTTCAAAGTCCATGTAGACTTGGACAGCATCCTCATCGGCGATCATCACACGGGCCTTCCGAGGTTCAAAGGTTGCATCCTCTGCAACGAAGGGGATGTTCCCAATCCCTACCCCATCCTCCAGAGACAATGTCTCCCAACGCTTCACCGTTTCCACCAGATGCCCCGGTGGATCTGCAGCCAGAAACTGCTGATTCAAGGGCCGATGGATTGGCGCAGGTTCCCAACTGCGAACATGAAGGAAACGGTTGATGTATCCATCGGCAATGTGTTCCAGCTTCAGAATCCCAACATAGTTCTTGGGGACGGTGGTTCCATAAATCGACAGGACCGGAAACTTGATCGATACCGTATGCTTACCCTTGGCCTTCCCAGGCTGGCCATCCGCATAGTGCTGGCCATCGTAGGTGCTGTTGATCAACCCATCCATCTTCATGATCGTCTGAGCCAACGATTGCTGGAAACTGGAGCCATTGCTTCCTCCAGCCAGAATCGGCTTCATCGCCCGTCCGAATTCATCCAATAACCAGATCATCCGGCCTTGGCGTTTTTCCATTGTGATTTCCAATGCTCTGGAACCAGACATCTCGCCATCGACAAAACGACTCCCTACCCCTGCAGCATCAGCAATGTTCCGCAATACGGTTCGGGCGTGTTCCTTCCCTGTTCCGGTTTCGGCCAATCCCACCACATAGATCTGGGGACGTGCCCCATTGAGTCCTTGGTACGAATGACCCAACAACCCTCCGGCAAAGGCGATGGAGGCCCCCACATGCAGGATCGGGATTGGGGCGCTGGTTGAGGCATTCATCCAACGGACAAGATCTCCTACTGCCCCAGGAGGCTCCAACAGGGACGGTGGCGCAATGATCCCTTTCTCCTTGGACTCCTCCTTCTTTGCAGACTCTCTTAACTCCTCTGCCGTTGGTTTTGCTTCAGACTCAATCTGAGCCTTGTACCGCCGGTCAAAGTCTGTGTCCGCCTGCATGATCTTCTGAGCATATCCCTCCAGTATATCCTTTCCACCGAGCAACTTGACCAACTCGTCCCGGTCACTTAACTGTTCGCAATGTCCATGTAGACACTTGAACCGTTGCCCACCAGAATCCGTGCGGAGGATCACGGTAGAAGATGTTCCATCGGTATCCTTGCTGTGCTGCCCACGGTTCGGGCAGAGAACGTAGACACTCTCCCCCGTCTCTTGGATTACCCAGCCACGGGCACGGAACAGTGCAATGAAATCGATGGTGCTGTAGTCGTAGTAAACCTCACCGGCTGGTTGAACAGTAGGGGCCACAGCCTTGATTACTGTCTTTTTGTCAGTTTTGGCAGTACTCCCTCCAGCGAATTTCTTTTTTTCCTTCGCTGGTGGGTAGTGATACTTCAGCAGGGAGTCCGGTACAAAAGCCAGATTCTCCCAGTCCTCCTGACCCCAGAGATATTCCTTCCCAGTGTCAGGATGAATCGATGGTGGAGCCACGCACTGGGTTCCTACCCCTTGAACTTCTCCGCCGTGGGTGGGATCACTTCTTCCTCCAAAGACAAACTTGTTTGGGTCATCACTCAACACATAGTGATGGAACTTCCCCGATCCGGTCTTGACGATGGAACCCCTTGAAAACCAAGAGATGTCTGTATTCCCACCGTGTTCCTCCCACATCTTCAGATCATCATAATCAATCCCCTTCAGAAACCGGCCATCCTTCATCTGGATTCCACACAACAAGCCAACGTTATCCTCTGGCCGGAACATCCGTAGGACTTCCTCAACCGGCTTGCGATACTGCTCCTCGTTTTGCCAAGCCTTTCTACGAGGGATCTTTCCCCGTAACGGAATTGGGCACAGGCCCAACTCATGATATCGGCGGATGGCTGCATCCCGTCGGTGCAGCCACCCCTCCTCGTCAGTGGTGGGTGGCATGAACCTCCTAGTCTGCTAATTTGTTCAGATCCTCCGTGGTGGGGATCATGTACACGTTTTTGACCCAGTTGAATCCAGCGGCTTTTGCGACTAGACAGAAGAATTCTTCTAACTCCTCACTGGAACCACAGTGATTCATTGCTACAGAAAACTTCTTTCCAGTCACGTCGGTCATCGTGAATTCATAGGTGTCATAATCAAAAATCTGATCTCCTGCTGCCATAACCTTCTCCATGTTCTTAGTGGTCTTTGCGGTCAAGCCCACACCAACGGCAGAGTTCACCACTGGCACGGGTATTTATTTCAAAGCCCGGACAGAACCTGGGCTTTGGAACTTGTTTTTCACTGGCAGCAGAGTCCTCTCTCAGCCTTGAGGCTGTCGCGCCAACCTGCTTCTGATATTTCCCTGCGTAGGGATGGTGAGCATGTTCCTGCAGGCAGTGATAGGAGAGTTGGCACACTCTCCAGCCTGCACGGAGCATGATATCGTTTGGAGATTGATTGTGAAGTTCCAGCGTGATCTCGCCTTCAAAACCTGCGTCAATAAAACCAGCGTTCTGAATCTGCAGACCCATCCGGCCTATGCTGGAGCGTCCATGAACATGGGCGGCGTAACCGTTCGGAATCTTGATTGATTCCATTGTTGTTGCCAACAGGAAGCCTCCCGAAGGCAACCGATATTGATTGGATTCGACCAGCGTCGTCCTACATGGCCAGTCGAAATGTTGAAGTTTTGTCACGTCCAATGTGCGGAATTGTTTTCCCAACCGGAGATCCACTGAGCAGGGGCCTATGTGGATATCCTCCGGTAGGTAACCCCGCCTGACGAATTCATACAGCTTATGGTCAGGCAGGATCATGCTTAGACTCCGGCTACTTGTTGAGAAGAACCACAGGAGTAGTCGTAGTATCCCATTGAACTCTCATGCATGGGCGATGAGGCATATCGCAGAACCGCTTTCTCGCCAGATTCCTCCGCCTTGGCCTCATCCAAAAACGTCTTGAACATCGCCCCCATGATCTTTAAGGCTTCTTCTGCCTCCCGATCACTCATGCGAATATTCTTAACGTCACGGTCCAACTGCTGGAAATGTTTGAACAGGTATGCCGCTTTGTGCACTCTTCCTTTGATTGATCTGTTTTCATAGAACAGGCTGACTGGATTTCGCAAAGATCGAAGGATCGACTGCCCTCCACGGGTCACATTTTCATAATCCAAGTTGCTGATGCTGTTGATTTCCAGAATTACATACGCTGGATCAACTCCCTTGAGAATCGCTGCAATTGCGGCTACCCGAACAGATGTACCTGGCAAGGTCTTGATCTGACGTGGCAAGGTGTCGTAGATCGTTCCGAATTCTGAGTTCATCAGAGTTTCGATCTCCTTGAAGTTTGGGTTGTCGTTGCCACTATAGAACTGCCCCTGTGCCAACGAAAATGCCATCTTGATCGCTGCTGCCAAATTGGTCGTGATGTTCATGTTGTCTGCAACCGAACGCTTTTTCCCCGAATCCAAGACCTTGTAAGTTTCCGGCGAAAAGCCATAAGCCATCAACATCTTGATCGGTTTCCCACACTTGACCACTGCACTCAGACGGTGCTGACCATTCAACAGGGTTCCATCGGTAGCAACACAGATCGCATCATTGTTGAGCATCCATGCCCCCGCTGCCATGTCTCTGGCAATCGAATCCACATGCTTGCTCCGCAAGGGGCGATTCGATATATTCTTCCCCAACAACTGCTTGGCGTATTCTGGAGTTACTGTTTCAATTCCTACTTTCTCGCGCTGCTGTGGAGCAACGGTGTTCTTCATCAGTTTCATAGTTGGTTCCTATGCTGAAGCATGTATTGGTGACCCCTACTTGGGGGCCACAGTGATGGCCCTCTGTGCCAATAGTTGAAGCTGGCGGACGTTCCAATCTGTGTCCTCTGAATAGTCCACCTGATAATTGATCATGTGCTGTAGCACGTCTCTGAACAAAGGCGCACATGCGATCAGCCTTGCGTTCGCACGATCCTTTGCTGCACTCCGACCAACGGTGGCACAGTCACAAATCAACTCGCCACTCTTGGTACGGACCTTGACGCCGTCTCGACGGGCGTCTACCCCCCACGGACCTGGCGTGGCTGCAACCACCAACGATTTGTCTGCAGGCATCCCTACGCCATTGCCGGTTCGTCAAAATAAGCGTTCGGTAACCGGAACGAAGCTACCTCTTGAAACGGTGGAATCACCGCATACTCAATGATCCACTTGCCCTTCGTTACCCGTAACTTCGGCGGATTGTTCAGCACCCAACTCGCCAGATCACGGAGGACCTCTGGTCGAGCATTCGGCCAGTTGAACCGCCGACGCTTCCGACTGGCCCGAACGTATCCAGTCATGTAGGTTTCCAACGGGTACTGGCTGGCTGGCCGCAAGGCATACGCAGGCATGTCTCTCAGAATGAAAAGTTCCTCGTCTCGCTGGGAGTACCGAGCCTTCGGAGGAGTTTCTGGATCAACGGTGAAATCATATTCCATTTGATTTCCTACAAGTGTGTCGGTAAGAAGGTGGAGGGGATGGCGGCATCGTAGGGCATGGGGAACCCAGTATTGATTTCCGGTGTATTCATGTCTGGCTGATTTTTTGAAAGGAACACCTCGCTAGTGACCGAGGTAACAGCCGTCACCAGTTGACCGCCATCGGTAAAAAATCATGAGACGCAGCGTAGAGGCAGATAGCATAAATACCTCATATTGCTTCGGTTACTGACTCCCAAAAATCCTTCCTGTTCCTAGGCAGGAAGTTCGCGTGGAGTTGACTTGCACATAGAATTGTGTCGAGGAGCCCAACAACTACTTCCCCGAAAAGCCAGCCCGGTTACGTCTCATTTCTGATCTGGAGAACCGCCAAGACAGCTTGTGTATCGCTTTGGGCGTAATGAATCAGGAGTCCTATTTTTATGGAGGCGACTCCACGCCCTTGGCCCCAGCAATTCTCCCTGTTTTTGTGCTAGGCAACCTCTTCGATGACCCAGTTCCCACGGGTTTTGGTTACCAAAAAGAACCTGGCCCATCGATGCTGATGGGCTGCGGTACGGAGCCGGACCATTCCAGCTTCCCGACGTTGGCCCTTCACTTCGTGCATCTGAATTTCCTCTGGGGTCACCACCATGAAATCTGGCGTGTAGACTCCCTTGTCTGCGATCCGTAACCGGACGGCTTCATACGCCCAAGATTGGATCGTCCCCGCTGTTTTCAAAGCCTTCAAATGCTCCGCATACTGCTCCTCCCAGGAACTGCGGTAGCCCAAAGGTCGATGAGCCGGTTTCGCCATAACGACTGAATGAGAATGATGTTGAACTAATGGTGGAGGAGGATTCCTCCGTCTGGGGCGGAATGACGCGGACCTTCCCGCCCTTTGAAAGGAAATTTGCAATCTCCTCCTTGTACTGGGTTTCTCCGGTGATGGTTCCAACGTGCTGGACCCGCGCTGAGAACCGTTCCTGCGAACGCAGGTCCGCCTCCCGCAACGAGTTCATGAAGTACTGATGCGTTTCTCCTTCAAAAACTCTTGCTTGCTGCTGCGTCGGGCTCTTCTTTTTCTCAACCTGCGAAATCCTCGTTACCTGCTTTTCGATACAACTTGGACAACGCTTCTGGGAAGCCTTTTTCCGCATGTACCGTGTCCCACAGAACAGACAGGTCGCTGGTCTTTTCAACACCTCCAGCCTTGTCATCTCCCGTTCCATCCGCCGGACTTGTTTCTGACGATCTTTTTGACGCTCGTATCGACATTCGTGCGAACAGGTCATTTTGGATCGGGCAGCGTTCATGAAGAACGATTTCCCACAGACCACGCAGGACCGCTCCTCCGTATACGCCTTGTTGGAGCGGTGCGATTGCTTGAACTCCATCGTCAAAACGGCACGTCGTCAGGATTTTGTTGGCCCTGCTGCTGGCTCTCCTCATCTTCTGTCGCAGGAGCATTCAGATCCTTTTGTGATTTGGGTGATCCTGATGAGGAGGAGGGGATGAACCACTCCTTGATGTTCACATACTCACCCTTGTGGACGACATTCGCATGGGCCGTCAACTCGACCATTTCTTCCAGCGTTGAGATCTGCGGGATGCCAGCACAATGAATGAACTGCCCAACAAACCTGGCTGTCCGGCCTAGCTTGGAATCCCGATCTGTTGTAATCGAATGACGCGAGTCATACACTGCCTGGAAAATTCCTTCGTGGTTCGGGTAGGAATCCGATTCAAAGATGGCCAGACACTTCCGATCCCCATCCTTGTCGGTGTAGTGGCTCCCATCCTTCCTTGCCTCCAACAGCCGCACACAACGGAGGATGTGCTTTCCTGCCGGTAGCTTCGGCTGCAACTCAAACGTGTCGGATGAGCGACTGGGATCAACGGCTGTGATCATGAGATCTCCTTATTGATTGCGGTTTTCACTGATGAGGTTGAGTAGGGCTTCTGCATCTAGCGGGATTTCCGATGGGAGGTTGAACCTGTTCTTGGCTTCCACACCGGTCATCGGTTGCGTGTAGAGGATACGCTCCCCACTGACTACGTTCTGGGTGGTCTTCTTGCCGAAATCCCCTGTTTTCTTCTGGACAGATGTCTTGATGGTCGCAAAGAGGATTGCGTCTGCGGCCTCATAAAGATCCGCCGCGATGTGCTTGTGCAACTTACTGGTGTACAGATCGTAGGATTCGCCCAGATGGGGCTCGTTCAGTGAGCGGATGGCCGCATGGCAGGAAATCGCAATCCCAAATCCTTTCTGCTGCAACCTCTTGGTGTAGCGCAGGAATTTGGCGTTCTTCTCACGGGCGTACATGTAGCCCTTGCCATATCCGGGCTCCTCAATGCTGCTCCAACCATGATCCCGACAGACCGACTCTTGGATCTTCACCTCCATCTTGTCTGCTGAGTCAAAGCAAACCCACTTGATGTCCCCCTGCCTCTGAGATACCTGCTCCAGTAAGGACAGTTGGTCCTCAAACGTCTGCTCACTCATGTCAATCGAACGGGCGTTCAACTCGCCCAAGCCTAAGTCATAATTGAAAATCAGATGATCCGGCAGGTTCGCCAGAAGCGTGGACTTCCCCACACCTGGGCGACCATTGATCACCAGAAATGGTTCCTGATGGTTGAATCCGGTACGGATCAAATCATCCAATAATTTTGCTGCCATCGCAGATCTCCTTGAATTTTGCTTGGGTCAATCGATACCCGCGCTTTCTCTCGTCTACTGTCCGATATCCATCGGGTAGACGGTCATTTTCCTCCAGAAGTTCCCTCTCTGAAGGAGTTAACCAGCCGGTGGAATGCTCCCATACCTGCTGGAGTGATCGTGATTTCCGGGCTTTCCGTTGAGATATAAGTTCGCGGTTCCTCTGGAAGAGGCCCAAGACCTGATCGTCGGCGGCGTTCATTCAACTGCCGAGTGATGCTGGCCCGAACCTGTTTCCGGTGGGTAGCTTGGTCGTATAACGAAATTGTAGACTTCCTCAATTCTGTGTATGTACTCCTGTCCAGGGTTGACTTTCCCGTTGATCCACTGGTGTACCAACCAACGGCTGGTTCCCAGATCTTCGGCAAACTTGGTTTTGGTGATCCCCAAGCCTTTGATCAGGGAGGAGATCGAATCCTTGTAATTGCCCCGCAGGGAACGGTGGCAGTGAGGGCATCGCTTCAAATTCATGAGACGATTTCTGAATAAGGGATGAGGTGATCGCTGTGGCAGCGATACCAAAAAGCACAGTTTCGTTCGTTACAGAACTGTGAACTGCGGTTGGGTGGCCACCAGTCCAATTCCAGATAGCGTTGGATCTGGCTGGCGCGGAGAAAGATGTTGGAGAGCGATTCCACCGTGTGTTCCACTTCCAATACCGAACAAGACGGCTTGCTGCTCCGGTTCAGAAAGATGATCCGTGTGCGAGGAAGAGAGGAAAGTCCATGCGAGATCTTCACTGCCAACGCATATACGCCCAACTGGAGAATCCATTCCGGCTTGGGCTTACTCAGTCTGGCGCTGGACACCTTCACGTCATCAATGACCACCTCTCCTCCCTCCTCACCACGGAAATCCAGATAACCAATCACAGGCATCGGTAATCTGGGTGTCTCCAGAAGAATCTTCTCCTGGGAACTCCTGAGAACGTAGTCCGTGGCAGGCTGGAACTGCTCGACCGCAGCAATTACACGGACCACGTCCTCATCAGCGGGGGCCTCTACGCCGGTTTCCTCACACCGGCGCTTGATCGTTGCCCACACCTCCGCCTCCGCTAGGTGGGGGTGGTGGGTGCTACTGCTGTGGTTGCGAAGGATTGCCTCAATCCCTGCTTCTCCAGCGTCTCCCAAAATCTGGTAGACGTTGTCGGGGGATTTGATTCCTTCGTTGTAGCGATAGTTCAGCGAAGCCGGACATTCACTATTGAGACGGCTTGCTGACAAGAACTCCCAGTTAGACATGCAAAATGTTACAAAAATTTTTCAGAAATACCTTGATCGTCTAGCAAAGAGTTAGTACCTTATTAGACGGTTAGTCAATATTGTTGACTAGCTTTGTCTAGACAATTCTAGACTCATTGTTCTTTTTTGCAACAACAAAATTAGACAATGCGTTTAATTTTGTTAAAGCACTCATTTTAAAGGTTAAAATGAAGTACTTCAGACAAATCATTGCTAGTAAACGTTGTGCCCAATTTTGGAAAAACACTATTCTTTTTGAGCCATTATGACTCCAGTATCTGAATCTGCTAGACGTGTTCGGTCTGTTCGCAAGGCGGTTGACCTATCTCAAGCTGAATTTGCAAAGAAAATCGGTATCTCCCAACGGAAAATGTCTAGACTTGAAACCGCTCAAGATTTGGATCGTTCTACTGCTCGTCTGATCTCACATCTATTCTCTGTTAGCGAAAAGTGGCTAATGTCTGGCGATGGCGAAGAGCCTGACTGGGAAAAACTAACCGCTGACGCTGTCCGTGAAACCCTCCAAATCCTCGCGAATTCCGCTGTCCACGAAGAACGCAACGGCAAGCCGATTGCCAGTGTGCCCGTCCCAATCTTCGATGCTGTCCCCAGCATGGGTGGCGGCAACTTCGTGGAACAGGAAGGATTCATTACCGGACATCTACCCATCCCTTACAATATTTACCAATCGGGTTTCCGCAGGTTCGATCAAAACAAACTTGCCGCTTTCTGCGCTGAAGGCGATTCGATGTCTCCCACGATTTCCAGCGGGGATTATGTCGTTGTCACGATGGATCAACAGTACCGAGGTGATGGGATTTATCTCATCCAGTTGTACGAATCCTTACTGATCAAACGACTCCAGCGACAATTGGATAACACCATTCTTCTAATAAGTGACAATCAACAGTATCGTGAACAAACGGTGACTGAAGCTGATGAAAGTGCTTTCAGAGTATTGGGAAGGTTACTTTGGGTGTCCCATATGTTGAGTTATTGAAACATGGGCAGACAAAGGGAAGATGTCTTCTACGATGTCCGACGTAAGATGTGGTGCGGACGCTTCTGGAAACTGAAACAGCCTGGGAAACGACCCCCCGTCAAGGATCTCATCGAAGATCACCCCTCCATCACACGGGAAGATCTGGACTACACCTATCATCAAATAGAAGCCGCCCTCCGAAAGAAACTGCTGGGGGAGCAAGGGGAGGGAGCCGAACCCATCCTCTTTGCCAACGCTGCCTCCCGCTGGATCGATAGCCTGGAAAACCTGCTGGCCCCCCGTACCCTCACCGAGTACAAACGGGCCATCGTTCTCTGGGTCCAGATCAATGGGGATCACTCCATCAAGTTCTTTGATGCGGAAGCCAATACCCGCTTTGTCAACGTCCGGCTCTCCAAGGGCGCTTCCGATGCCACCGTCGCCAAGGACCAACGCAGCCTGCAGGTCTTTGCCAACTGGCTCTACGATCAGAACCTGCTGCCCCGACCACTCCGACTCAAGAAACGCAGGGTGTTCCAACGCAACCCCAGCATCTACTCGACTCAACAACTGGATGCACTGGAAGAAGAACTTCAGAACAAGGGGAACGAGGACTGGCTGCGGATCTTCTGGCTGGCACGGTACGCCGTCATGCGATCCGGCGAGATCTGGTCCCTGCCGCTAGCCAACGTGCGGCTGGAAGAGGGGATCATCCTGGTCGAGGATGTCCCCCAACTGGAGTGGACCGTCAAGACTAGACAGCAACGGCGCATCCCCATCGGCCTCCACCTACGGCAGTTGGTGGCGGCGGATCGGAAGAGACGGAAACCAGCGGAGAGGTGGTGGCTGGATGATGGTCATGGGAATCCAGCGTATGCCTCGGCATGGGCGCTGACCCAAGTGTTCCGGCGGCGCTGCGCCGAACTGGGGATCGTTGGGCCAAAACCCCTGCATGGGATTCGTGCCGCAGGGATCACCAAGATGCTCTTGGAGTCCGGCGGCAGGGCGGAACTGGTCGCCAACGTTGCAGGGCATTCCGTCGCGGTGATGCTCAAGCACTATGCGATGATTACGTCGGACGATACGAAAGGGGTGGTGGATCTGCTTTAGTTGAACATTCTGAATGTTCGCCAATGTTCGGGAATGTTCAGCTGTGAATGTACACAGGCTGTATAGGAAAAAACGATGTTAAATCGTTACATGTAATTACCATATACCATTAAATGTACTCCCCGCTAGCCCAGTATCCGTCTGGCCTAGCGGGAAATGTATACATAAATAGAAAGCATGTGCGGTAGGTAGGTTGGAGGGGGTGGTGTTGGATTATTTTCCAACGGCTCCTCGCGTATGCGTTTATAATAATAATAATAATAATAATAATATATATATATATATATATATGTATACATATAATATATAAAGAATAAGAAGACCAGTATTCCTGCGGCCTAGCGGGTTTTTGTTTCGTGTAAAAATGATTATACGAATGTACTACACGACCAACGCTGGCCATGATGCCGCCGCCCCGCAGGGGTTAGCGCCGCAAGGCCGCACGGTGCAGGGCGTGGAGCCTGCTGACGCTGATCGGTGTGCCTACCTCGCTGGTGAATCCCTCCTCCCAGAGTTGCGGGGGGATCACCGCCCACTTGAGTTTGCGCTCCTCACGGAGGTGGTAGATCCGCTCCGTGATGCCAGGGTAGCGTTCCTCCAGAGAGATCCGCCCCTCGCACTTGCCTACGCCAGCGCGGGTTAGCTTGCCGCTGGAACCCCGTGCCCTCCGACGGGCCCCCTTCAGTTTCAGCACGACCTGCGTCTTCTCAAACTGCCGGATCGCCCCCAGCACATGGCGGATCAGGGTGCGGGTGGGGTCCTCGCTGTCCTCCGTGAAGGAGTCGGGGGAGTCCACCGGAACCAGTTGGATGCCGAGGGACTTGAGGTACTGGTGTCCGATCTCCTGCACCATCAGGTCCCTGCTGAAGCGGGAGGAGTCCTCCACCAGCAGCAGGGTGATGTGGTTCTTGGTCATCCAGTCGAGCAGGTCGGTCAGCCCTGGACGCTCATGGATCGGGTCACTGCCACTGACGGCAGCGTCGTAGGCCCCCCGCACCAGCGTGAGATCCTGCTGGAAGGCGTACTTGTCGATGGCGGCTTTCTGCCGCACGTCGGAATCGCCACCAACGTTCGTGGCGCTGGAGGTGCGGAGGTAGTAGCAGGCCTCAGTAGGTTTGTTCTTCATCGTCGTCGTCGAGTTCTTCATAGAGTTTCCTTTCTTTTTCCTGTTCGGCTTCGATCTGTTCGATGAAATCTACAACGTTGGGATCTTTCCGTGTCTTGCCACGATGTTCGCCATACTCTTCACGATCCGGCCAGCTAAACCCGTCCTTGATCAGAACCTTGGCTTCGATGATCTCCGGTAGTGGCATAATGGCGGATGCCTGTCCTGCGTGATCCGATGCATCCATGAGGGAAAAGTGAACTTCATAATCAACTTCGCCGTCTTCTTCGTACTTGACGATCCAAGCCTTGACGGATTTGTATGTCCAGATTTTCATGGGTACACAGTGTTTCAGATTCATGCCGTCTCCTTCGTGTTGAACGTTGGATCAACCCAGCCCTGCTGGGCCGGATTGATCTGGAAGAATTGCAGGTCTTCTGACTCAAACTCGCACAGCCATGCGGTGGTGTCGAGGGCTGGGTCATAGTGGACCTGGCCTTGGATGGCGGCGGCTTCCGACCAGTCGGTGGTGTGGAAGATGGGCCGCAGGGGGCCGGAGGTTCCGGCGAAAACGAGGTAGTGCATTAGATCGCCTCGTCTTTGGTGATGATTGGTTTGTCTGCGCCCGAAAGCTGGAGGGATTCGACAGGAATTTTACACGCTATAATTGCGCCCATGATCTGGGGTAAAAGGGTTTCGTCTAGATCTTTGTCAAACTCGTCACGGTCTGCTGGTTTGCGGCCTACGCCATACTCAAACCATTTGACCCAATCTGCAGAGTCAATGGTGATGGTGCAATGGAAGGTCAGTTTCGTTGGAAGTTTCATAGTCTCTCCTCACTTGATGGTGACTTCAAACACCTTCAGCCAGAAGGTGATGCTGTTGAGGATACTGGGGACCAGCAGCAAAAATGCACAACTGGTCAGCAGCAGGAAGGTCAGGAAACGGAGGGTAGCGTCCATGTCAGTCCCTTTCACATCCGAAGGTGAAATAATCTTTCCGTTCGTACTCCTCAGAGTACCCACGGTGGTAGCTGGCGATCTGGTATTCCGTCATCTCTGACGCAGGGATACGCCAGCCGCTGGAGTAGTAGTGCGGTTCCGGCCCACGCCAGTAGTAGGCATCGGCGGAGCCGCGATCATAGGGGGTCACGGTACGTTGGCCAGCGATCAAGCTGTCTCCTTTGCGGTGGTTTCCAATGCGTTATCCTTGAGGACGGTGAATTGCTTGGTGAATTGGCGGACAACGATGTCCCGCTGTTTCTTGGTGAGGTACGTTTCGGCACGGTGGCCTTGGCTAGGGGATTGGGTGGTTCGATAGACGGACCTGAGATACCAGTCCCTTGTGCCGCGCTCCAGCAGGACACAGTGCGTTGAACGTTCGTGTCGGTAACGGTTGGGAACCACGCTGCCGGAGTAGAAGGCGTGTTGTACGCCGGAGCGGTCAGCCTTGGGCAGCTTGATCTTGTCCAAGAGTTTTTCTGCCTGCTGGGCGAAGTCTCGCATTTGGAAGATGGTCGTTCCGTGCGTGAGCCACTTGCCGATGGCAGCGTCGATCTTGGGGATGTCTGCTCGTTCCTCCGAAATATTTAGTTTCATTTTACTCACTCCTAGTCAAATCGTCTAAGTTGAAAGGCGTCGATATGCCCGTGTGGATGCTCAGATCTGTTACTGTGGCGATTTCATAGTCTTGCCTATACCCAAGCATAGGTAGACCTGAAAAATCCTCCTCATGGCAGATCTGAATGAAACTCTCCCAATCGTCTACGGGGGGAGTGTATCGTTGCGATGGTTGTGCGGTGATTTCGATCATGCTGTCTCCAGTATGTGTTGAGTCCATTGTTGGGCCATCGCATCGGCGATGCCGGTTGCCGTAACAGACCGCTTCTGCCAGCGATCTTTCGATGGGGGTGTGCTGTCAGCACCCGATGGGGCTTGGTTCGCCCAGCGTGGCTTGGTTTTCTTGCCGCACTCGCTGCACTGTCCCTCGTCCTGCCACTTGCCACAGCAAGCGTGTCGTGCCGCTGGAACAAACTCTGTAGGTTGAAGTTTGGGGAGGTTACTGAGCCAGAGGCCGGTGCATTTGCTGGTATCGTGGCCAAAGAGGTAGGGATGGACGTACTGGTCGGCCTTGCGAATAGCCGTACCGATCCGCCCCACTGGGTTTTCGATTGCGATGTGGCGTATCGGTGCGTCCATCAGCAATCGCACGAAGTCGAGGGCATCCTCAGTCAGCTTGGGGTCACGCAGTCCCCTTGTCGTCCAGTGCATCCCGCTGGCAGTCAGGTAGGTACATGGGGGGTGTGCGATCATCAGATCCCATGTGTCAGGAAACAGTACTTCACGGACATCGGTCTGAATAAGCTGTCCGTTCGCCGGTAAAATATCACAGGACCAAGCGTTGCAGCCCAGTCGGTTGAAGGCGTCACGGACTGTGCCGCTGGACTCACAGGCCACAAGTACCTTGAGGTCTTTGATGTTCATAAATTCTCCAGAAAATAATGTTTTTCGGTTGTTCTAGGCCGAGTGTTGCCACTCGACCTGGAGGTAGGGGGTTGGTTAGGTTAGCTTTGGGCGTTCGATGTTGTATTCCTTTCGTAACTCGTTGAGTTTGTCTCCAAGCACTTCGTCGGAGATTTCGTCAGGCGAGTCGTATTCCTCTGCACAAAGAACTTCCAAGGCTAGGTTCCAGATGTCATCATCGTTCTGAGGACGATCTAGCCAAAAGAATTGTTTGTGGGTCATAGCGTTGTCACCTCCTTGTTGGCGTTGTTAGTTACCCTACGTTGGAAGAACGCAGGCAATCACCCTCCGTGAAGGGTGACGGTCTGGGTTCTTAGGGTTCTAGGTTTATGGAGATGGTGTAGTAAGTCGGTTTCAAGCCCAGTGGTTCGATTTCCGTTGCGGTTGTTGCGTCACTTACGTCCGCCCAAGCATCTCCCGCTGGAGAGTAGGTATCGTCCAAGTGGAGGAAGGCGGTACGTCCAGCAAGCCATTCATTTGCAGCAATGACATACACTGTTTCTTGGATGCTGGTGTCGTGTTGGTTTTCAATGTCATCTTCGTCAAGTTGACCTTCGTAATTCCAGTCAATCTTTACACAAAAAAACTTGTAGCCAATGTGACGTAGTGTACGAACATCTACATCGTTGATGTGGATTGTTGAGTAGGTGTTAGTTGTCATGTTCCAATGAATCATACTGCCTCCAGTAGTTGGTTGTTAAACCCTGCTTAAAACGCAGGTCGCTACGCTCTAGGGAAGAGCGTAACAATCTGGGTTTTAGTTGGTTGATTCCTCCGTTGGTTGTTCTTCTTTTGGTATCCTCGCAAGGATACGATCAATAGCCTTTTCTCTCGCCTTGATCCATCGTTTACGGGCTAGTAGTTTCTGTTTCATACATACTCCGTGATTGTTGATCCAAGAATTCCGTCGTAGTCGAATGAGTAGTCCATCTCATTTACCATCTCTTCAACGTCTACGTTTTCATCAACTTCTAGTTTGATGGTAAGCGTTACGATCTTTGTTTCTTGTTCCATATGCCTCCAGATATTGTTGTTAGTCCCTGCATCACCGTGATGTCAGGTCTAGACACTCGTTGAGTGTCTAGGCATGGATCTCAGTTATGCGATTGCCTCCGCTTTTTGTCTTTGCCAAGATGACTGCATGTGCTTGTCAGTCGCATCGACAACGAAGCCAGACTTGTCGTGCTTTGCACTACCCTTGGCGATCACAGCACGGACTGTGTGTGATGGTGTCAAGAACGTGAGATCGTCCTTGTCTCCGTC